TTCGGAAGAGAAATTATAACAACAGAGAGGAATTTGCTAAATGTCAGTTAAAAACTTTAAGTTCGTATCTCCGGGGATTTTTATTAACGAAATCGATAAGTCGTTTCGTGCAGATGCCCCGACTACTATTGGACCAGTGATTATCGGCCGCTCAGAAAAGGGCTTGGCCATGACCCCCGTTAGGGTTGAGAATTATCAAGATTTTGTCGCCATGTTCGGCGATACCGTGCCCGGGAAGGGCGGCGGCGATGTGTGGAGAAATGGCAACAACCAATCTCCAATGTACGGTACTTACGCTGCCAAGGCTTTCCTTGAAGCGAAAGTGGCGCCTTTAACCTATGTTAGATTACTTGGCCAACAGTCAGTTAACAAGGCTTCCACCAACGCCGCAAAGGCCGGATGGCAAACTGCTCAGGGCCCACAAGCTGGAGCAGGTGGCGCAATCGGCGGTGGTGCATATGGGCTTTTTATAGCGCATTCTGGAACCATAACGGTAGACACCACCACCGCGACCAAGTTCGCCGAAACTGGCTCTTTCCACTTAGGCGCGATTATTTACTCCGATGGCGGCGTTCCGCTTCTTAGTGGTTCCCTTCACAGCCAGCAAGGAGACGCCGCTGGCGATCAACTCTTGACCTCCTCTCTGGGTGCATTTATTGATTCGGATTCTAGCGGAATATTTAAGATTGGATTCCTCCGTTCTGGAAACACAGAAAGTATGGCAGTTAGCTTTGATGATGGTAGTCAAAACTTCATTCGCAAGCGCATGAGTACCAATCCAACATTGATAGAGTCAGGAACTTTTTATCCGGGCAGCGCCGAAAAGAACTTTTGGCTCGGCGAGTCGTATGAACAATATCTTAGAGATAATCTGGCTAGTGTTTCGGCTCCTCTTGTGGGTATTATGCTTCCGCTGGGCTCCGGCTCACATGAATCGCCGACCAGCGGTCCACAAAAAATGAAAGGCGTTGCTTCTAAAGAAGGTAAAGCCGGCTGGTTTATCGCGCAAGATTTTGGCGCCGCATCTGCCTTTGAACCCTATAACGCACAAAAGCTTTTCCGGCTTAAAGGCCGCGGCCATGGCGCATGGTTACACAAGAACGCGAAGGTTCAAATCGACAGAATCAGAGCACCCGCTAGCTTGAACGCTGAATATGGCTCCTTCTCGGTTGTAATTCGCTCGATTCAGGACACAGACGCAAATCCACAAGTATTAGAAAGATTCGACAACTTGGACCTCGATCCTACTTCTCCAAACTTTATTTCTAAGATGATAGGCGACACTTATTACGCGTGGGACGAGAACAACAAACGATTGCGCAAATACGGAGACTACGGAAACCAATCAAAATATGTATATGTTGAATTGAACGACGATGTTGAAGCTGGGGCTTCAAACCCTGCATGTGTTCCATTCGGATATTACGGACCTCCCAAGTATATTGATGTTTCGATGAGTTCGTCCTTCGTAGCCACCAACTGTGAACGAAATGCTACCGGTAAAGGAATTGTTCTTGCTGCATGCGCCGCCGACATTTATGGCGGCGTAGACTCCAGCATCCGAGCACTCACCGGCGGCGCCGACGCTCACATGCTAGCAAACTTCAAGTTCCCAACTGCTCCACTTGTTGCCAAAGCCGCTGACGCCGGCCTGACGGACCCAACAAGGGTTGTTTGGGGTATGAGATCCACGCGCACGGCCACTTCCCAAGCACCAGCTACGGGTTTAGCCGATATACACAGAATGTTATCAGGTGATCAGGGCGACGATCCGAGCGGCTTGACTAACCCATTACATAACGGCGGTTTCAACGGCTACGGATATATTTTCTCTATGGATGATATCATATCCGGATCGATCTCCGGAAGTGCCGGCGGCTTTGAATACAAGTCTGGCTCACGGAAGCTTGAGGGAAGTCTTACTGCCACGGCTAGTAACGATTATCGCACGCTGCTTGACCTCGGATATGACTCTTTCGCCGCTCCGTTCTTCGGAGGTTTTGACGGCTTTGATGTCACAAAACCAGATCCGACTTATAATAAGAGTATGACCTCTGGTGATACGGTGAAGTCAAGCTATGTTTATCACACATATCGCCAGGCACTTGAAACAGTTGCAGATCCAGAATTGTTGGACTTTAATGTTCTTGCCGTTCCGGGCCTCACAAACGAAGGCTTAACGAGCTATCAAATGGAATTGTGCGAAGATCGCCGCGATGCGTTGGCGCTTATTGACTTGCCGGATGTGTATACGCCGTTTAGTGAAGAATATGTCTCAGACAAGACACAACGAGCTAACAGAAATGTTGCAGGCACCGTTACTGCGTTGAGAAACAGAAGAGTCGATAATTCCTATGCATGCACATTCTATCCTTGGGTACAAACCCGAGATGCGAACACCGGCCAAACAGTTTGGGTCCCGCCATCCGTTGCAATGATGGGTGTTCTGGGAAGCTCACAAGCAAAAGCTGATGTCTGGTTTGCACCAGCGGGCTTCAACCGCGGCGGCCTCTCTGATGGCGCTGCGGGAATCCCAATTCTGAATGTTGCATCTCGCCTCTCATCGAAAGAGCGCGATGCTCTGTATGATGGTCATATCAACCCCATCGCATCGTTCCCCTCTAGCGGGATCGTTGTTTTCGGACAGAAGACACTTCAAATGAAGGCTTCTGCCCTCGACAGGATCAATGTTCGTAGACTGGTTATCTTTCTTAAGAAGCAGATCTCGATTCTTTCGACTCAGATTCTTTTCGAACAAAATGTTCAAGCAACTTGGGATAGATTCAAGGGTCTTATCGAGCCGTTCTTGGCAAATGTTAAGACCAGATACGGTATCTCGGAATATAGACTTATTCTTGACGAGACTACCACAACCCCAGATCTCATTGATCAAAACATTCTTTACGCTAAGATTATGATTAAGCCGGCTAGGGCAATTGAATTCATCGCAATTGACTTCATTATTGCCAATACTGGTGCATCATTTGACGACTAAAAAGACCAACCAACTAGTTAAATTAAAGGGAGAAAATATATAATGCCATTTTGGTCAACAAATTTTGGAAACACCGAGGAACTCCTCAAGGATCCAAAAAGAAATTTTAGATTTTATATCAACATTCAGGGAATTTCCACTGAAAATGGTGGAGCAATGCTTTGGTACGCCAAGCAAGTAGCTAAGCCAACATTTACGCTGGCTGAGGCCACTCACGAGTATTTGAACCACACTTATTATTATCCCGGTAAAATTACTTGGAACGCAATCGAGATCACGATGGTTGATCCCGGCGGAGATCCAGATGTTGTTGCTACTCTTGCAGGCATTTTAGTGGGTGCAGGTTATAATCTCCCAGACACTCCCGATAGTGAAAAATTAACTAGTATGTCAAAACAAAAAGCCGCTGGTGCCCTTGGCCAAGTCAAGATAACCCAAGTGGACGCAGAGGGCCAAATGGTCGAAGAATGGACCCTTTGGAATGCATTTGCCACAGAGGTTGACTTTGGCGGCACTTTAGCATACGGCAACGATGAATTAACTGAGGTTAAACTTAAGCTTCGCTATGATTGGGCCGAGCTTAATACCGCCACGGAAGGTTCCGCGGTTGCGAATGTAGATAGTAAATTCTTCGACATTTCAAGATAAATTAATTAAATAGAGGTGAACATTGTCACGAAATAAAGATCGACTCGGCACAGGAGACACAACTCCCGAAGCTGCGAGTCCACCCGTGGCAGCATACGATTCAAATGTCTTTTCGTTTGTTGCCCCCACTGAGTTTGTAAAACTCCCATCAGAAGGTAGACACTACTCGTCTGATCATCCATTGTTTAACGAAACTACAATAGAAATTAAACAAATGACCGCCAAAGAAGAAGATATCCTTACTTCTGTTACGCTGTTACAAAATGGAGTAGCGCTGGAGAGGCTTCTTGAGAGCATTATTATAAACAAGGCCATTAATCCTAAGACGCTGCTTGTCGGCGATAGAAACGCTATCGTTATAGCGGCGAGGGTCTCTGGATATGGAAATATTTATAGTACTTCGATTACCTGCCGCGGCTGCATTACTGAACAAAAGCACAATTTTGACTTAAATCAGGCCCAAGTGGTAACATCTACTCACATAGGTCAAAAAATTTCAGATGTCATAGAAGTGTTGGATAACGGAAACTACGCGGTCGTTTTGCCCAAATCACAGCTAAAAATAGAAATGAGGCTTTTAACCGGCCGCGATGAGCAAATGCTCACCGGACAACTTGAGCAAAATAAAAAACAAAATTCAGAGAAGCTGATAACTACGCAGCTTGTTCATATGATATACTCAGTGAACGGAAACAACACCAAAGAAGCAATTGACCATGTTTCTCATAACTTGCCGTCTGCCGATTCGGCCTTTTTGAGAAAGGTATACAAAACAATTGTGCCAAATGTTGAGCTTTCCCTCGACTTTAACTGCAGCCACTGTTCGCATTCTGAGCAAATGGAGGTCCCGCTTACCGCGGACTTTTTTTGGCCTGACCAGTGAATATATGGAAAACATATATGAGCAGTTTTTCTTCCTGAAGCATTTCGGTGGATGGTCGTTTACAGAGGCATACAACTTGCCAATTGGTCTTAGAGACTGGTTTGTGAACCGTCTTACGGATCACATGGAAGCCGAAAGAAACGCGAGAGCCGGCTCTTCTTCTGGAAACGCGCAAACCCTGGATGGCACGAATCAGCCACCCCGACCCCCCGGCCTGGGCATTAAATAAATATAAAAAGTTTATTTTAACTATTTAATTTATAGGGTTTACTACACATGGCCGAAACAGACGAATTACAAGACATTAAGGCAATTTTGGGCCAGATCCGCGACCAAAACGCGGCTTCTGCCGGCAAAGGCGGTGTTAACGCTGCCGACCTTGATAACTATACTAGAGAATTGAAGCTTGCTCGGAATGAGCTTGAACTGCTAGAAAAAGGCACAGGCGCCTATAACCGAAAGCAAAGAGAAGTAGAGAG